TCCATCTTGCTGTTGTTGCTGTTGTTGCTGTTGTTGCTGTTGTTGCTGTTGTTGCTGTTGTTGCTGTTGTTGCTGTTATTGCTGTTTGACCTCTTTAAAGAAGTAATGAGTATATATATAAATGAATATTGCATAAAATTTTTTTTTCAATTTTTTATTATAACAAAAATATTCAAATATCATATTATATAATATGTCTCGCTGTTTTTAATGTTGCTACTAGTTTATACAAGAAAACATATAAACTATTTTTAATTTTATTATTATAAATTTATAATAATAAAACACCACTAAAACACTAAAACACTTACAACCCACCTCCAACAGCCTTGGCACTGCCCATCTTGCCACTGCCCATCTTGCCACTACCACCGCCACCACTGCCACCACCGCCACCTACAACAACAGATGTGCCACTGCCCTTCTTGCCGCAATTCCTTTGCGAGCCTCCACACGTACAGTGTGTCTTTGGGTGTGTCTTGCTCGTTTGCTTGGATACATGTTCATCCAAGTGAGCAGTTGAAGCGGATGCAGAGGTTGTTTGGATCTTTGCTGCTTCTTGCAGCAAATTACCAGCTGCTTGCAGTCGCTGTATCTCGGCGACCTTTCTTGGCTTCAGCTCTTCTAAGCGCTGTGCCTTCTTACGTGCAACCACACCCAGCATGTGTTCTTCCTTATCGCAGGCTTCTTCAAAACCTTCTGGCGTCTTTGGCGTCTTTGGCGTATATGTCTCGTCAAAGAGATCACCAGATACACTATCTTGGGCAACTGGTACTTCAAGTCCAGTTGGGTGAGCTGCTGTAGCCATTATTGCAGTTGATCACTGTATGGCTCTGGTGATCTGTACAATTTAATTAACAATAGACTGAATATACACTTTTTTTTTCAATTTTTTATAAAATAATTAGTAAATTAAAGTTAATAATTAGTTAATTATTAACTTTATTCTCACACAAACACAATGTGAGTAAAATATTTAAAGACGTATAACAACACACAATATATCAATGCTTGAAACAGCAGTACCAGCTTAGATAAAACCACGGGCTGCAAGAAAAGCAACAGCACCACCGGCATCAGCAACAACATCAAGAATCTTTTGAGCACGATTTTGCCCGTGGTTCCTGTTGTACCCAGCATAGCAAGCAGTGCCATCTGGGTTGAAAGTGATCTTAATGCATTCTCCTTGCAAATAATCTATTTTCACAGATTCGCCGCGATCGAGTCGAAGAAGTAGTATCTTGGCCTTTTCCCGATTAAAACGATATCGCAAAGAAGCATCACGCTTGTCAGGCCGATCGTTCCAGTCGGAGGAGTTGTATGTCACCATATCATAAAAAATTTGAAGTTCTGCAACCGCTCTATCAGAAGGCAGAACGGGGTCAGTGCTGCTGCTGTTGCAGTCAGCTGCAACAGCTGCAACAGCAGCACCACCGACAGCACCACCACCGACAGCACCACCACCGGCTGCATCACCATCAGCTACAACATCAGCATCAGCAGCACCACCGACTACAATAGCTGCAACAGCTGCAACAGCTGCACCACCACCGGCTGCAACTGCAGAATCAGCAGCAATAGCTGCAACAGCTGCAACAGCTGCACCACCACCGGCTGCAACTGCAGAATCAGCAGCAATAGCTGCAACAGCTGCAACACCACCGGCTGCAACTGCAGAATCAGCAGCAGCAGCAGCAGCAGCAGCAGCAGCAGCAGCTGCACCACCACCGGCTGCACCACCACCGGCTGCACCACCACCGGCTGCAACTGCAGAATCAGCAGCAGCAGCAGCAGCACCACCACCGGCAGCTGCAAGTAGTGCAGTTAATTCATTAGGATTCTCCATCTTCTATTTGTATTTGTCTTGATTGCTATCTTTATTTGTACAATTTAATTAACAATAGATTAAGTAAACACTTTTTTTTTCAATTTTTTATAAAATAATTAGTAAATTAAAGTTAATAATTAGTTAATTATTAACTTAATTCTCACACAAACACAATGTGAGTAAAATATTTTAAGACGTATAACAACACAATATATCATGCTCATGCTATTGCAGCTTAGACGGCAGTATCACCATTAGCTACAACAGCAGCACCACCACTGGCTCCACCACCACCGGCTGCAACAGCACCACCGACTGCAACAGCAACATCAGCAGCAACAGCAACAGCAGCATCAGCAGCACTACCACCGACTGCAACAGCTGCACCACCACCGGCTACAACAGCACCACCGGCTGCAACAGCACCACCGACTGCAACAGCACCACCGACTGCACCACCACCGGCTGCAACAGCACCATCGGCTGCAACACCACCGGCAGCTGCAGCTGCAAGTAGCAGCTGCGCACGATTGTGCCCGTGATTCTTGTTGTAACCAGCAAAGCAAATAGTCCCATCTGAGTAGAAATGGGTCTTAATCGCTTGGCTTTGATGGTAATCTAAATAGACCGATTCACCCCGACTCAATGGGGCTAACGCAGCTCGAGCTACTTCTGGATCAAACCTGCCAGAAGTAGCAAGCATACGCCCAGTTGCACGCACAGCAGGAGAATTGTCCCAGATTGGCGTGTTGTATGTGACTTCCTCCCACAATACTTGAACGATTTGAACTGCACTAAGTGCAGTTCCTTGATTAGGCGTAGCCATCTTCTATTGTACTGACTTGTTTGCTATCTTTTTCTGTACAATTTAATCAACAGTAGACTGAATATACACTTTTTTTTTCAATTTTTAATTAATTGCTAGACATGACTCCAGTGCACCTTCTACCCATCCTTGTTTTTGACTAACCATTTCACCAATTACTGTAATACCTTCTTCTGGATTTTGTGCATGTTTAATAAATTCTAATCGTGTTTTATATGGTGAATTTTTTAGCATAGGTTTATAATAATGTGTTCCTTCATTCCAATAAAAATCAATAATAGAGATTAAATCTAATGAATCTTTTTCTAAACCTAAAGCTTTTTCTAATTGTCTTGCTAAATAATTACGATTTTCAATAGTATTTTCTAAATACTTTTTTAGATTTATAGCACCTTTATTATCTGTATATGCAATCATATATATACCATTTTTTGGATTCATTGGTATAATTGTATGCAGATTTCCTGGAACTATTGTTAGACTACTTACTGCTTTTTGAATAATTGGAATAGATGCTTTAGAAAATTGTCCATATATTCTTAAAAATGGTTGTGATTCAATTTCATTATAAATTTTATTTTTTAATAGTTTTCTAATTTGTTTAACAGTAACTGCAATTATAATATTATTTGTATTATATTCTTTACCAGTTTCAGAAATTACAGTAAATTTGCTTTTATTTTTATTTCTTCTAATTTTTACAATATTAGTATTAGTATGAATATTTTTAATTCCGATTTTACTAATCATTTTTTCTAATAAAGTATTCCATGGAATACTTAAACCTATCCAATCATCATAATTATCATTAAATCCATAATAATATAATGTTGAAATAATATCTTCATTTTCATAATCAGTATATCCTGCACAAGTTATAAAATGCGTATACTGTTCCTTTCCTAAAAACTTTTCTGCAAACTCTTTAAATGTTCCATTACTAGGATGTTTCTCAAAATGATCTTTAATTTTTAATAATATATTTTTGACATCACAATTAGGTGTTATAGTATTTGCATAATTATGTGATGCCTTAAATTCATGATATGGTATATGCAATTCATTTAATAAATCTAGTAATAATTTATCTTTTTTTTTTCTACCAACTCCTGCACCTTTTGCAACTCTAGTACCATTAAAAAGAGGACTTCCCATTCGTCCACCAATATTTGTTTTATCAGACTTTTCTAAAATAATAAATGGAATATTTCTTTTTTTTAAATTGTAAGCAGCATACAATCCAGCAATTCCTGCTCCAATAATTACATGTGGTAAATTTTCTTCATCAAAATTCATTTTATTATAATATATATTATATTAATTTTTATCAATAAATATGTTTTGAATAAGGTAATTTTTTGATCAAAAAACATAAAATTTTAAAATTTTTTTTTTTGAAAGAGTTAAAATTTTTTTGTCTCTCTCTCTGGATCGGGAGGAGGAGGAGGAAGAAGACAGGTTTCATGAGCCGAGATAGAAATTTAATTTTTTATTATTTTTTTAAGATTACTCTTATCTATATAAAAATATACTAAAATAAAGATAGCCCAATCTATAAAAATGCATTAAATAGAAAAAAACACTATCTAAAAATGCATTTTTGTGTCTCGGCTCACGATAAATATCATTTTATGAAAAAACACAATTCGATAGTCGAGATAGAAAATGCATTTTTAAGATACTAAATTAATACATAAATTTGCACTTTTAAGATTGACGTATCTCGGCTCATGAAAACACGATTTTATAAAATTTTTTACATCGTGAGCCGAGATACGAAAAAAAAAGCTATAAAAAAAATATTTTTTAATCTATTTAAATATAATATAATATGATATAATATTATTATATTAAGATGGTAAGATATATATGTGTATATTGTAAAAAAGAATTTAATAAAAAACATAATCATAATATTCACACTAATGGCACATGTAAACAGATTTTTGATAATATTGTTAATTATTATAAAAAATTATCAAAATCATGTCTTATAAGTGACTATTTTAAATATAATAAAAAAATTACCAATAATTACAATAATATTTCAAACTTTAGATGCAAAACATGTAAAAGAATTTTTTCACGTTTTGATAATTTAAATAGGCATCTAAAAATTAGTAAATGCAAAATAAATAATAAGAAAAATATAATAAATAAAAAAACTACAAATAATATTACAAATAATAATATTATAAATAATACAACTAATAACCATACAACTAATATAACAATTAATTTAATACCGTTTGACTCTGTTAGATATGAAAATTTACCATTTAATTTAAGAAAAAATTTATTAGAAACACCGGGTTTATCAATTCAAAAATTAATATTATATGAACACTTTAATAAAAATAAACCAAATCAATTAAATATTTTATATTGTAATAGACGTGACTCAAAAATGTTAATTTATGATAAATCAGAATTATCTAATAATGGCTGGAGTACTCGAAATAAAGATGAAATTTGTGAAATAATTTTAAATAAAGCAATGTATGCAATCGAAGATGTTATTAATGATAACGATGAAAACAATAATAATTTACAAATTAAAGATTATAAAATTGACGCAATAACCAGACTGATTAAAGAAATAGATAATGAAAAAAAATTTAGAAAAGAGATTAAAGAAAATATTTATGATATATGTTATGATAATAATTATATTGTTAAAAATAATAAAAACAAATTAATAACAAATTAATTTACTAAGATTAATTTACCAAGATTAATAACAAATTAATTTACCAAGATAAACACCCAATACCTGATGCTATTCTTAAAACATTATATGATCTTGTTACTACATTAATTTGACCATTAGCAGTATGATTATCTGTAAAACCTAAATTGTAATCTAAATGTATATTATTTGCAAATTTGAAATTTAATGCACCGGTATGTTGAATAGATCTTGGATATCTTGAAAATGAATATGCATTAAGTCCATTAGGAAAAAAATCATTATATGTAAATAAACTAGTAACCACTGTTGACATTAAACCATCTACATTAAATCTAACATGACCATTAAAATTTAATTTTGTATTTATAAATGGATTTGCATTTCCAGATCTATTATATATGTAAGACTGTATTTGATACACTTCGCCCGGTGTTAATATATGAATTGGTAAAATAGGCATTGTTGTGTATGAAATTAGTGGTTGATTATTTTTTCGATTATAATAATTTCTTATATTTTCATGTCCTTTTAATAAAGATATTATAAATGCTCTTACATCATCATTATATATAAAATTATTTGCTAATATATACAAGTAATTATATTCATGAAATGTTAAACCAGTATAATTCCAATAATTTTTTTCATGAATAATATTATTATCTAAATAAAACCATAATATATCTTTAGTTGGTAAATTTAAATCCAATTTTATAGATCCACTATTGCTATTTATTAAAAAAGTATTTATTTTTTTAATTTCTACCAAATATTCATGTCTCATTTCTGCAAATTTAATTCTTTCTGGTTCATCTAAAAAAACATAAGATGATATTAATCTTGCTTTTAATTTACTCCCTAATTTTATGTTAGTATTTGGTGGTGAAATTAACACAGAATTCAAATCTGCAAGTTGTAAAACAATTGATAGTTTAGAATAAATTAGGGCAATGAGTGGTATGGCTTTTTCTTTGTTTTTAAAATAAAAAGGTAATGGAATAAATAGTGTAGTACCTGCAATACTTGGTTGCGATAATGTCAAATTAGGAGTATTTCCAATAATTTTATTTAAACCATAATCTTTACTTGTAGTTGAATTAAAAAAATTAAATATATGAATTAATTGTCCTGTTAATTGTTCTACTAAATTATCATCAATATTAAAAGTAATAGTATTTATTAAAAAATGCCCCAAATAAGGTATCCATGATATAGTTGGTATTTCTGGTCTTGCAATTATACGATATGCATTTTGAATATTTTTATTAGATATATTATAATCATTAATAATATTAGTTTGAATTGTTTCAAAATTATTATTAATGTTAATATTAATATTATTTGTAATATTTTTTAAAAAAAGTTCATCTGGTATTTGATTCAAACAATTAGCAGGATCATTATTTTGTAAAATTATATTTATTTTATTATAAATCTTATCAGAACATTCGTTTAATGTAAATATTTGATTTTTAAAATTATAATCATTACATGTTAATAACAATTTATTAATTTGATATTTAGATATGTTAAATGTTTCAAAATAATAAAATACTGTTCTAGTATCTAATTTATCATAACCTGTATTATTTAATATATATTTCAAACCAATTGATAAATTATATGAACTATTGAATATAAATGAATTAATTGGAATAAATTTTATAATTGTATTATTAGATATTATTGTCGAATATACTATATACACACCTTGATTATTAATTATACAATAATCATTTACTGCCAACTGTATACTACCTATTAAATAACTATATAAATATGTACCAGTTTCAATACCATTATTTAATTCATTTATATCATAAGTAGTTAATGTAAACATATTTGCAATTTGTACAAAATTTGTAGATACATCATATAATTGCAATACTGTATTTATATATTCATAACCATTAAAAATAGAATTATTCATATTATTAGCTTCATGCATTAATATATTTAAACTACTATCATACACAAATCCATATTGAATATTACCCAATACATCAAAATAATAATTTGTTGGTAATGTTGATATTCTGTTAATTTGACCATTGTAAATAAATAATGTAGATGGAAATTGCGTAGCTGCAATATTAATTGTAACCGTATTTGTATCAAATTTTAAATACAAATTATTGTATGAAATATCATAATCTATAATTTGTTCTATTGTTGTTGTTATTAAAAAATAATTTTGTGAATTATCCACTAAATAATATAATTCAGTTCTATTAACTGTATAATTACTGGAATTAAAAATATTATCAATTAAAATTAAATCTGAATATGTAATATTTATTGAATTTTTAATATAGTATGATGTTGGTGATGGATTTGTACTTGTCACAGCTACATTATTACTAATATCAAAATAAATATTTGAACTTAATATTGTATTATTTGCAATTGTATTAAAAATTAAATTAATGATTGCTTTTTTAATTAAGTTAGCATCTATTCTCAAATAATATAAATAATTAAAAATAGTAGAATTTGTTAATTGCATATTTTTTATTATTTTCTGAATATTTAAAATGTATGTAAAAATAGATGTATTATTATAATTTATTTTTTCAACAATATTTGTCTCTTTTGCTATATTTAAATTAGAATTGATAGGAAAATATGAAGTATTATCAGGAACAAAATAAATTATTTTATTAATAAAATTGGTTGATATATTTAAATCCATAAAAATTTGATCAGTTACATTAAAAATTTTAATATTATTTATATTATTAGATGAATATTGTATTAAATAATTTAGTATATTGGAAAAGTTATAATCAATTCCATTATTTTTAATATAATTATTAAATGATGCACATATTAGTAAATCTTTATTATATGAACTTTGAGAGATTATTGAATTTTTTAATATATTATTCAATAACAATAATGTTATATTTGAACTGTTAATAGATTGAATAATATTATTTTGCAAATAATTAATTGTTAGTTGTTCTATAGCAGGACTAAATGTTTCTTCAAAAACTGGTGTTAGATCTATTGGATACAATGGATCTGTTGCAATTCTTAATACAGATGGTTTTACCAGATATTTATTTCCAGATATATCATAAATAGACAAAAATCTATAATTATTTAATAAAATTGTGTTATATGGATCAAATAAAAATAAAATTGTATTGTTATTATTAAAAACATTATTATATACAGTTAATATTGTATTATTAATAGTTATTTTTGTATTATTTTCCAATACTCCGTTATAAATAGATACATAATTAGTGTATAAATATTCTATTTTATTAGGTGCCAAATAATATTTACATGATACGTTATTAATTATATAAGTATTATTATTAAACATACCAATTACATTATTAGAGAAATCAAATATAGTTGTTCCAATAATATAATATAATACATTTTGATTATAATCATAAATATTATCATTAATAATAATATATGGATTATTCAAATTAAAAGTATTAATATTATAAATAACCTTATTATTTTGATATAATATTTCATAATCATAATTTATAATTAAACCAGAAGATAGGCTATATATATTTTTATTATTAAAATAATACATAATATTATTTGAACTATCTACTAAACATACTGGCAAAAAACTACCAATTATATTATTATTTATAGATATATTATTATTATTAGATGTATTATCTGTTGGATCAAATGAAATTAAATAATTATTATTAGAAACTGAAAAAGAATATGATTTATAAAAATAAAAGTAGTAATAAGAAATACAGTTTATGTCTGAATAAAATATATAATTAATATTAAAAAAATTATTATAATTATTTTTAATTGTATTTAGATCTAAAAAAGTTATTGATAATAAATTTTTATAATTTTCATAAAAATTTGTATTTAATTTATTGTCTGCAATTATACTCAAATAGCTATTATTAATTTTAATAATATCATATTTATAATAATCTTCAAAATCAATATAACTAGTATTATAATTATATTTTACATCTGTTTTATAATTATATTTAGGATTAACGCGCAAATGATTTAATTGATTTTCATAATTTAATAAAATAAAATTATATGTTTGATTAATTTTTAATAAATTGTTTGCCGTACTAGAACTTAAAATTTCAATATTACTAAGTAATAATCTATATTGTTCCAAATATTGTGTTTTAATTATATTAAAATAATTTAATATAGAACTAAAATGATAATTATAATATACATTTTGCGTATATGTATTCAATAATTTATTAAAAAATGTATCTAATGTTGTAGTTGAAAATAAAATATTAATAGTATAAATAACAGTAGTATTGTCTGGTAATATTATAGTTTCTTCATCCAATAAAGTAGAAATAAAATCAATAACATTTTGTAAATGATTATTAATAATAAGAATATTATTGTATTGTGTTAAATTCATCTGAAACAAATTAGAGTTGCCTAAAAAAACATCTTGAAAATTAAATATATTTGATTTTGTCTTAAAAAAAGTTAATATTGTATTTAAATTACCAATTGTAAATGTTGTAAAAATTAAATCGGAATTAATATTAATTTTATATTGATTAATATCTGATATTATTGCATTCAAAAAATGAATATAATATTGCAGTAAATTAAAAAATGATAAATTTAATAAATTTATATCTAAAGATTTTGTAAATATTGAACTATAATAATATTTATAACTGTATGAATTTTTAAAAAAATTATAATAATCTGTTTGATCAAGAATAATATTAATAATTCTTTGATATAAATATTCAGCACAATATTTATTTACAATATCATTAACAGAATTATTAATAGAAATATGATCTATAAAATTACTAAATGAAATATTACAATCTAAATAAGTTACAGATCCATTTGTTAAATTAGGCAAAGTTGTAGTACCAATATTTCCTAATGCTGATCTTTTAATAAATGTTTGTTTAAAATTCCATAAATTTTGAAACATATTCATTTCAGTATAAAAAACACAATCATTTGAAACATTTTTTTTATCAAATTTATCTTTAATTTGTAAATATAAAAAACTAGCATAATGATATAATACATATTCAATATTTATTGTTTGAGGAAATAATGATTGTTCGATAGTATTATATTGAGTGTTTATAAAATGTTCTGTATTTGAAGTACTTTTTTTATCAAATAAATACTGTATAGTTGCATTAGTTACGTTATGAACAGTATCACATTCTTTTGAAACTCCAGTTCCAAAATTATATGGTACTAAAAAAATATTATTTATATAATTATTATCTAATAAATACATTAAAACAAATAGTTGTTTATTAATTAAGCTATTATATGGTATTAAATTAATTGAACCCGTTGTAGTATTAAAAATTAACTTATTTATATAATATTTATTTTGATTAACATCATAATTTATTATTTCATTTTTGTAAAAAAATTTATTATTAATATTATCAACAATACTATTTGCATTATTACTAATATCAAAAAATATACTAGAATAAGCATTTACATTTAATCCAATATTATATGATTCAGAATATACTAATGGATTTGTAATATTTATATTACTAATCGTTAAGTATTGAACATTTTGCGATACATATAATATATTTAAAAAAAATGTATCTGTAGTTGCATAATAATTAGGAACACTGCCAATTAGTAAATTTGTTGTAGTTTTTTTTAAATTATATAAATTTCTTATTAATGTTACAAAATTAATATCTATAATAGCAAAAAATGTAGTATAAAATGAACTAATTAATGATTGTAAAATATTATAAAACCCATTAACACCATTTAAATTATTATCAGAAAATACTGCATTTAAAAAATTAGAGTTATAAATTGGTAAAAATCCAAATGAAACATTTGTATTATTAATTCTGTCTATTGTAACAGCATTTGATTGTTTAAAAATTATTCTATCATTCAAAAAATAAATATAAAGATTAAGTAAGTAAAATATATTCTGACTAACAGTATTTAGACTATTATTAATAATAATTGTATTATTATTTCCAATATTATTAGATGATACATTATTATTATAAGCTATCTTAGATATTATGTATTTAGTATTTACATAACTATCTAAATCTAATATAATATTTTGAACATTAAAAATTTGTCTTAATCTAATATTTAAATTATCTGATTGATTTATATTATAAAATAAATTATATTTTACAATATTATCAATACATCTATAAGTATTCTTTGATAATGTAGATATAAAACTTAATGTATTATTACTATTATTATATAAATAATAAATAATAATATTGTTTTTAGTAACGCAATTATTTATTATTTTTGTAGGATTACCTATATACAAATTACTAACATATAAAATACTGCTATTATTAGATATATCCAATACATTATATAGATATTCATTAATAATTACAAATTCTATTTTTTGAGATAGTTCATCTAATATTAAAATATCTTTATACATTAAAATATTTTGAGTATTATTTGCGCTAATATCTAGAAAAATTTTATCAAATAATTTTGTAACAGTATTATATTTAACCATACAAATTGGTAGTAATATTTTAGTACGACTAAATACATCATCATTGTAAAAAAAATTATAATATTGTTGTGTTGTAGATTGAATATTTATATTATTAGATACATCAATTGAATGAAGTTTATTTAATGAAGTATCTAATAAGTTTGTAGATATATCATTATTAATCGAAAAATTTAAATTATTATAAGATGAATTATTTGGATATATATACAACAACAAATCTGCTAAAAAATTTTCATTAGTATAGCCTAAACCAGTATAATTAAATGATATATCATAGCTATTATTATTTATTGCAAAATTTGTGATAGGAGTTATTAAAATATTATCTGATATTAAATAATTATTATTATTTTGTAATATATCTATTTCAAATTCACTATACATATTAATAAATGGTTTAACTTCATTGATATAGTTTCCTGCTGAATAAATATATTTATTTACATAAAAAATACTAGATAAAGTACTAAAATTATTATTAGTATTATACATATATAAAAAACTTAAATTTGAATATATATATTGTAGTGAATAAGATATCGATGTTGTATAATTTTTTGTATAATTAAATTTACTAATTTTAGATTTAATAATATTCGGATTATTAACTATTGAATAATTATAAATATTTTCTTGTGTTTTTGTAATAAATGTTTCTAATTTATTTTTAAAAATACTGTATATATTTGTATCAATTAAAATATTTGTATCTGATAAATTTAAATTATTTAAAATTGTTGTCAAATAATTAATGTTAAATGTAGAATAATATATATTTTTATTTCGTTTAATTACATTACCTGTATTAGTTGAACTATATAAAAAATTATATAATGTTTTATTTACATAATTTGCAGATAAATCGAAATTTAAAAAATCAAAATTTTCTAAATTTCTATCAATATAATTAGAAACACCAGATCCAGAATTTAATATATTAAATGATTCAAAAAATGCATTATAAATTTGATTTTTATTTACATAAACTGGTAATTTATTTAATGAGTAATTATTAATTAATCCATCTAGCTTATTACATTGTACATTAATTAGCGTATTTGATAATATATCCGTATAAGATTTAATTATTTCATTTGTAGATGTATCAGTATATGCAACAGATACAGATGGTAAATTAATTTGTAAAATAGGATCAAATTGAAGATCACCATAATTTTTAAATCTAATTATACTAGATTTTCCAAAATCAATATCAGATTCAAAAAAGGTATCTAATTCTTCAATAGAAAAAGCAGAATATTGTTTATATACTATTTTAAAAAAGGTAATTTCTGGATTACCTATCAATGGTTTATCTTCATAGCCATATGAGATTAATTGTAACAAACCTCCAGACATTTATAATATAAAATAATTTATCTTTAGATAAATTATTATTTTTAATTTAACATTTTTTATATACTAAATACTAATTTACCCATGCCTTGTTCTATTTTTAATATATTAATAGATCTTGCAAAAATTTTAACTATTATTTTATCATTATTTACAACAACATTTTTTAAATAATCATTATCCATTTCTAAATATAAATATTTACTATCAATTACACTTAAATTTAATGAACCGGATGGTTGATAATCTTCCGTATTTAATGCAAATGATAATGTATGAATATTATCTGGTATAATAGAATGATGTTGAAAATTTTGAACTAGAGTAAAATAAATTGATTCGCGTTTACTTAACAATTCAGTGCCATGTATTTGAATATTTTCAATAGTAACAATATCATTAATATCAGTACTTCCGCCAGAATAAATCATAAAAGTAATATTATCTTGAAAAATAAATTTATTATTTTTAATAGTAATAGTATTATTTGTAATTTTTATAATTTTAAAAAATCCATCATAATATTGTGAATTATATATTTTTACAGATCCATTTGCAAATTTTAAATAGTTCGATATTATACTATTAGATACATTAATTATAATATTTCCAAAAGTATCCAATTCACTAATTAAACCATAATATACATTAATCTGACCATACTTATTCCATAATTTAAAAGTCGAAATATTATTATTTGTTTGAACCAACCATACTAATTCTTTAATAGGATTATAAAAATCTAACGTTAATAATGATTTAACATCTACTATATTATTAAAAGTTATTAATTGATTTTGTTCAATTAAATATTCATGTGTAAAACTACCAAAATTTTTTCTTTCATCTGTACCAATCTGAATATATTCTACTAATAAAGATATATCTGTTATACTAATTTGTTCATTAATATTAATATTACTTGTTAAATTATATTCAGTTGGTTCAAAATAACAACATTTATATAATTCATTTAATTTAACATTAATAATTACATCATGATATCTCAAAGATACACACGGTATTGCTTGTGATCTATATTTACAAAACCAAAAAGGTATTGGTATAATTAAATTATATGAAGGTTTAACATTATTATCAAATGTTGTTAGACTTGGAACATTACCAATCATATTATCTAACGTTGAATTATGATTATAATTATTTGCTAAACTATACCAATAATTTAAAATATCTGAATTTACCATATCTATTTGCTGTCCACCGATTTCAATATTTAAACTATTTATTAATGCAAAACCTAATTTATCAACCCAACTAAATCTATAGTTAGATGGTAAAATAGTACTGTTTATTTTATTTAATAGTGCTAATTTATCAATTAAATATTTGTAATATAAATTAGATATAATGATATAATTTTCTAAATATTCAGTTAATGTAGTTTTAAAATTAGCATTAATAGTTGCATTATAAATAGAAAATGAATAATTTTTAAAATTATTTAGAATATAATTCAAAATATCAAAATTATAATAATTATTAACAAAATATTTTGCATTATTAAAATTAGTATTATAAGATAAATAATTTGTTAAAGTATCATTGCTGATTGTTAGAATAGAATTTATTAGAGTTATAATAGAATTGTAATTTGATTGTGAATTCTGTAAAGCACTTGTTATAGTTCTCCAATAAGTCATTGCAGCATTATTAAAAATTTTATATGTTGATATTAAATTAGTAACAGTTTCTATATAAATATCTATTGGTAAAGTGTCACCATCTACTGTTATTGGAATACTTGAATTATTAATTAGATAATTTTGATCTATTTCAGTAGATATTTGAACGTTTGGTATAACTATTTTTAGAAACATATTAGATATTAAATCACCATTTTTTGAAAGTAAACAAAATGCTTGATCACCAAAATTAGGAATAATATTAAAAGTTTCTTCAATTACTTCTGATGCAAATGGTGTATGTCTTAAAAAAACAATTTTAAAAAATGTTATTTGTGGATCTATAGTTAAGTAAACATCTTTTAAACCACTAGATACAATTTGTAAAAGACTTCCCGACATTATTGTTAATATTAAATTATCTTTAGATAATTTAATAATAATCTGACATAAAAAAAAATGTTATTATAAAATAATATTATGAATTATAATAAAGAAAATATTAAAGAATCTGTTAAAAGATTAATGAAATACATTATAATGCTATTAAGTGTATTTATAATTTGTGTAATTATTACTAAGAGCAATAAATATGAAGAATTATTATTAATAGCATTTAGCAGTGCAACTAGTTTTGCAATTCTTGATCAAGTCGCACCAGCAATAATTATTCCAAAATTATAAATTAAAATATATTATAATGATGGAATAAATGCATATTATAAATATTTTAATAAATTAAAATATATTATAATGATGGAATAAATGCATAT